CTCCTGGTTCTGTTCGAGTCCCTAAAGGTTTCAGGATACTCTTCCTCAGATATATCGACATCGTTCAAGAAGAAGATCCTTAGGAGATGGGAAAGATCGAAGTTTCCTCAACGCCACGAGGATCTGTGGGATAAGGCTTCTGGCGCAACTTTCAGCTCCGGCATCGAGCTAGCGGTCCCAGAGATCAAGGAACATGCCGGTGTAAAAGTATTAAGAAACGACGGACAGATAACGATAGATACCGCGCTCAAGATGGTAACAGACGACGACGTGATCGAGCGAATGATGCGCGAGTACGAAGAGATCATGAAACAGGGTCCACGAGTCGGAGTGTTAGATGATGAGTGAGCTTAAGATAAATTCTAAGGTCGAGCTGTTTGAGGCAAAACAGGAGCTAGAAAAAGCTAAGGTTCAAGAAGGAATATCTAAGCTTAACCAGAAAAAAGCTCTTCAAGAAAGGCTAGAGAATTATTCGTTGACCGAGATCGAGTCCAGAAAAGGGTCTGGACACGCTAAGCGTCTCGTTGGTGTTCTAGAACGAGATGCAGATCTCATACGCAAAGCCGTGCCTTTCATCAACTCGGCCTTAAGCATGGTCTGTCCGCTGTGTCCGGGCGGCATATATCTCATGGGTGCAGCTAGTGGTACCGGTAAGTCTACTACGACTGCTGCTATAGCACATGGCTTGTACGCGCAAGGCATGAGGACCTTCATCGTGTCAAACGAAGAGACCGAAGCAAAGATACTTGCTCGAGTAGCGTGTGTAGAGCTCGGGATCGACTTTAACCTTTACGTGCAGGACAAGCTTCCTACTACCTTTAGAAAGCAGATCGCGCACAAGATCCTCGAGATCGAGCCGTTCATAACCGTCATGGACGATCCGATAGCTAGCACCACACTGGAGAAGATCGAGTCGATCTTAAAAGAGGTCGATGAGTCCGGCAGGTACAACGCCGTAATCGTAGACTTCCTCCAGAGAATAAATAAGTCCGTCGTTGTTCCTGGAATCGAGAGAACCGACGCGCTTTATAGGTTTAAGGATATCGCGACCGATTACGCGCAGCATGCGAAGGTTCCAGTGATAATAATGACGCAGCTGATACCGATATCGTCGGACGAGACCGAGAGAAACTTCGAGAGTCGTATCAAGTGGGCTAAGGGTTGGATTGAGGCTGCGGCTGCAGCAGTTGAGATCATTAAGGTTAAGGGTATTCCGGTATCTAACTTCTATGTTGCCAAGGGTCGATTCTCTAAAGCTGAAGTTACCGTTTCGTGTAAATACGAAAACGGAAGATTTTCTTACATATCGAAAAAAGATCTTCAAGACATCAAAGATCAGGCACAAATCGACGCCATAAACGATATGGTTTCAAAGATAGAAGACAAAGGAGACGACAATGAATAAGATCATCTTTATTGCAGTAATTTTAACTGGTTGTACAACTAACCCGTACGCTCATTTAACCGAGGTGGTCGCAGATAACGGAATCTCCCGATTCGAGGACAAGAGATTCGATGTCAACTGTTACATCTACCGAGACAGCGACGGAAGTTCAATATCTTGCGTTAAGGTTGGACAATGAAGAGTACCCCAAGAGAGCTGGTTCAAGCTGCGATAAGAAGAAAGATCGCAAAAGCTAAAAAGGTAAACGACACCTCGGCTGAGACGCCGAAAGAAGTATGCATACAGTTCTTGAGGGACTTTGACGACGAGATATCGAAGACCAAAAGTGCGGTCGCTCGATACTTTCTGATAGAAGAAAAACCCGACGTACTCATCAAGCGTCTGATGAAGTTCGATCCTGCCGTGACCGTTGAGCTTGTATGGCACGGCGACGAGGTAGAGGATCTGAGACTTGAGGGCATAAGAGCTAAGATCCGCGGAGAGACGTTAGTAGTAAGCGTAGTCGATTTAATATTCGAGGTGTAACGTGCCTGTTGTAGTGCCAGTGTTAAGCATAATGATAGTCTTATCGATATACTGGTACTACTGTAAGCTGGTATTTTCTGGTTCTAGTATATGGCTAGGCTTGCTGGCTGCGATCATGATGAACCTAGTGTGGATCATGCTGGCTAGATGGTTATCTAAGCCATCGTGGATATCTTTTTACGGGATGATATGGGAGCTTGGCTTGGTGGTGTTAACTGCCATGTATCCGTACTTCGTCAAGAACATGGTCGTAAACAACTTCTTCTGGGTAGGTGTAGGCTTCACGATATTGGCGGTAATTTTTCTATACGCGGGCGTTGAGTAGAATCTAGAAAAGACAACGTATCGGAGACGACGATGGCGAGAGCTCCTAAGGTTAAAAAGGGAAGAAGACCCAAGGGTTTTCCATCGTTTATTTCCATATACGGATATGACGTAGAGATCTTATATTGCACCGTCATGCCTAAAGGATACGACGATACGTTCGGCATAACGTACCATAACGAGAAACGCATCTACATCAACCTAGATCAGCCTAGGGATGAGATGGAGCGCACGGTGTTCCATGAGATATGTCATATGGTTCTGTTCCTCAGCGGTCACAAATACGCGATGGAGGACGGTCAAGAAGAAGCAGTCATAAGGGCACTAGAGCACGGGCTATTGCCGCTTTACAGGAGAAAGATGCGATGAGACTTTTACTGTTTATGTTTCTTATGTTCGCTTCTAATGCAGAAGCGCAGTATCTTGAGCTCGATAAATTTTCGCTGGACATCATGAAGTTCGGCGACAACCGAGAACCGATGACGCCGGATATAAAACGCGAAGACTACCTAGGAAGAGTTGCGACTAACTTCGACATCTCGATACTTAACAGAGGGTTTTGGCGAAACAACGTACACGCCGAAGGCACGCATGTTAAGTTCATGACTGTCGGATGGCATTTTGATATGGGTGTTAAACTAGATCAGTTTGAGTTATTTTACAGTCATCACAGTAGACACACTATGGATAGAGATCAGCCGATGTACTTTGATGAGGAGGTTGGTCAGCCTTATCGAGGAGCGTTTCCGGTAGAGGACTCATATGGTGTGCGCATAATCTTGTACGAGAAGAAGTGAAAGCTTATAGCTAGATGATACGAAAAATCCCCTATCGATGACACAGAGCGTTGCCGATAGGAGATCTTTTATTGGTTAGGCGATGCGGATTGCAACCAATTGGCCAGTAATAGTAGTTGTGCCTGAAGTTCTATAACATTTTACGTATCCATATACAGTTTGACCAGTGCCAACTGTATAAATTTGAGCATTAAGAGTTATTTCACCATTAAATGTTCCGTTTGGAGCAAAAAATGATTGAGATATAATGTTATTATCTTGAGTAGGAGCTGAAGAACTAGTTGAAAGAGCAAGAAGAACGTTTTGCATAGTATTATTAGAAGTAAAATATGCTCTTCCAATAACAAGCCAAATCCCTGTTCCTATAGCTATCGAACCAGCATTATATAGTGCATTATCTCCAGCACCAATATTAGTTGATAAATTTTGTGTTTTAACTTCTCCGACCATTCCGCTTCCTGTAGTGGTAGCAGTAGTAGCATTTGCACCGGTAAGACCTGTGTTTAAAATGCCTCCTGAAGCAGTTAATGCTCCACTAACTGTTAAACTGCTACTAGCAGTTAATGCACCACTAAACGTCTTCGCTCCCGTTACGGTCTGCGCCGTATTTTGCTCTAGCTCACCGCTGTTAGTAGCGCTCGCTGGTTTTCTTACTAGTTCCATGATATTTTGCTTTCTTTAAGTTAAAGTTTTAGTTAGTTAAAGTTATTAGAGTTCGGCAGAAACATCAATATAGTTAGCACTGCTGTTGTTGTTTTGAAGAATTGCAACAGTACCAGAAGCTGCAGCTGTTGACGCAATAGTACAATCTACTTGAAATGCGATCGTATTGTGATAAGTTGTACCTAAAGCGGTTATGCTCACTCCTGGAGAATAACCAGGCTGAATAGTCGGTGTTCCAACTAATGTTGTAGTAGGAGATATTCTCATAGCTACTGGATGTATTGAGGTTAGTCGCCAAAGACTAGTTGAAAGACTACCTATAGTACCAATCGCGTGGCGACATTGATAATAATACCTCTGACACAAACTCAGTTCCAACCCAATAGGACGCTGTTCAAAAGCTGTGGCGACCGAGCCTTTTTCTAGTTGTAAATCAGCAATCTGAAAGTATTTTCCGCTAACAGCGCCAACTGGAAAATTTATTACTATTGCCAATCCGTTGGACGCATCCGTTGAGCCTAAAGTCACCGTCCAGGTGAATTTTGTTCTTGTGGATGTAGGTAAAGATATGCCAGTTCCGTATAAAAAAGTCTGCCCTGTATAATTATCCACTGCCGTTGGTTTATACAAATTTAATGTTGGGGATAACGTGCTGCCGGTATCCTGGTACAGAGATACTGACAGTGTAACTGTTTTTCCATTTAAATCCGCACAATTTGCTGCTTCTATTCTATGTACGAATCCAATGGTACCAGACCCAGTAGTCGTAGCTTGGAACTGTTGCACATATCCAGATGCTGAAACTCCACTTCCAACTCCTCCGCCTTGGGAGATTGTACCGCTAACAGTAGTAAAACTTCCTGTTTGCACGGCTATTCTGTCACAACCACCGTAAGCAAACGTATTACTTGCAATCGCTACGCTACCTCTTTGAGCTACCACACATGAACCATTTATAACTCTATTCCTAAACGACACACCAGACGTGATAACGTTGTTCATGTCCTGTATCGTTGGGCTTATCTTAGCCATATCTTTAATCTCGCTTTCTTTAAGTTAAAATTTAGTTAGTTAAGGGCCGTCCAAACTAGCCAGGCGACCTGAGTTATTAGAGTTCGGCGGAAAGTCCAAATTGACCGGTGGTGGGTCCTCTAAAGATACAAAAAGAACCCTGAGTAAGTGCCGGTGAAAAAGAAGCACATTGAAATTCAAAAGAAGTTGGCGTACTTGTATTTACTGCATCGACCGAACCGCCTGTAAAAATGCTATTTGAAGAAGCCTGCCATGCCTTAAAGCTAGCTCCTCCTCCACCGGCACTCGGACCTATTCGCATTGTTGTTGGAAGATTTATAGTAAAAAATATAACTGTAGGTGATGCGGCTGCACCCGTAATTTGACCAGATTGTATTACTTGATAATATCTCTGACACAAACTTGTCTCTAGTCCAATCGATCTCTGCTCAAACGCTGTAGCAGTAGAACCTTTTTCAATCTGTACTTGACTCAAGTCAAGATACGGTGTTGTCGACCATGTTCCAATTGCTCCAAGCGTGTCGCCCCATATTGTGTTGTCCTGTTTATATAGGACAAAATTTAATTCCAGCATATCATTAGCTGTACCTACTGTTTTGCCGCTAATACTTGGAACGGTAAAAGTGATGCTAAATTTTTGCCAAGCTGACGTTACGGAAAAAGTAGATTGACCGGCTGTTACGTTTGAAGAGCCGCCTGTTCCAAAGATTTGAGTCAATATAACTGCATAAGTTCTTGTCGTATCGGCTTTAGCCCAAAAGCTTAAAGTACATGTTTGTCCAGCAAATGTTCTTACACTTTCAATTCTTTGTGTCGCTCTTATCATAGAACCAGTACCACCTTGGGTTCCTACCGCACTTGCGTTAAATCTACAAAAATATACTGGCTCTGACGGTACTGCAATTTGACCAGCAGTAAACACTTGCTGAGCTATTGAAAAGTTTGTTGTGCCTGAGCCTGCTGAACCTGCATATGCTTGTGCAAACCATCTGTCGGCCGAAGCGTACCCACTAGCGTTTGTCGCAGAACCTCCACCAACTCCAGAATAACTTGTTGCACGCTGCCAAATATCAAAGTTACCGTTAATTATCTTATTCCTAAAGGAAAGCGGTCCGGTGGTTCCGTTCTCGATGTTTTCAATTCTTGGAGCGAGTCCCATTTTATATTTCCTTTCGTGCGGAACCTAAGGGGTATCCGCGATGAGTTTAAGTTATTAGGCGATGCGGATGGCGTATAAATCACTAAGTGAGTTACCGGTGTTAAATAAAACACCCGAGTTAGTTCCATTGGCGTTATATAGCAACGCGCGTATCTTATATGTTGTAGTTGACGGCACTACCACTATGCAATGTATATTTAAATAGGCTTCAATAGCATTTGATACTGCCGCAACTGTTTTAATTGCGAGTTGTCTTGTCTGACCTGCAATTACATTGTTTAATGAATCCGTTAATTTAATATAAACTGCGACCTGATTTCCTGCTGTAGCGCCTGTTGTTAATTGTACGTTTATACTTCCAGTAATTACCCAAATCCCTGTCGTCAATGGCAATGTTGCGCTAGGCCAATCTGCCTCTGAAGTAGTTACAGTATAGTTGCTTGGAGAAGGCCAAGAAATCTTTTCACCGATATACCCAGCCGCAATCGCGCTTCCACTAGTGTTACCTACTAAATTCTGCGCTACGGTCCAGGTGTTGCTCTGGTTAGTTAAAGCTGCATAGTTTTTAAGGTTCACCAAAGCATTACCAGCCGACAACAGATCTACGTTGTTAGGTGCCGCGTAGAAGTTGCTTGTAGGTACACCTGCAACGTTAGCCAAAGTCTGAATTACCAGGTCTTGCTGTCCTGCTAGAGTCTCTACCGTAGCCTTGATGCTGCCGGAAGGTTGCTCTACCATCGTTCCGTTGCTGACGACCATAACGATACGGTTGTTTAGGATGTCGACTTGGTTGAAGCGAATGACGCTCGAGTAGCCGCTACCAGAGTCCACTTCCTGATAGTTACCGTCGGCCGATACGCCAGCAGTAGCGTTGCTCGTGTTTCTGAGCATCAGCTGACCGTCTAGATATACGAGCACCGCGCCGAGCTGTGTGCTAGGGTTTGCGTTGGTGACGAACGGCGTTCCGACGTTGAAGTCAGTGGTGTTGGCTGCCAAGGTTCCGGTTACCACGATCTGGCTGGTAGCAGGAAGATTGACGCCGTCGCGGCTGGTGCCGTCGATCGTACCTACGAAGATCTCGCCTGGAAGTGCGGTACCGAATGAGTCGGTGAAGTTGATCTGCGTGGACGAAGCTACGACGTAGGACATGTACGGTACGAGTACGCCGCGCAAGGACGAAGTGAGTACCAGGTTCTTCTGGTTGAAGAGGATCTGACCCGCTGCGAGCTGTGCCTGCGAAGGTTGCACGAAGCCCGGCATCTCTGCGGAAGGCGTAGTCAGCGAGGTTAAGTTGATGCCGGTCTCACTGCCCGACGCCTTATGGGCGAACTGGACTTTGATGTATGCGCCGGCGGATTTGTCCGAGGTTAGATCGGATTTCCGTAAAGATAAGGATGAGGTTCCCGTAAGTGACATATATTTTATCCTCGCGTGTTTTTAGGTTTAAGTTATTAGGCGATGCGGACTACCCAAAGTTCGTGTGAATTACTTGCAGAAGTACCAACGTCTATGCCACCATAAACGGAAACAGTAGTCCCGTCCGCAGACACAACAATTGGTAGACTATTAGTACAAGTCCCAAACACAGTGGTCGACGCGTATCCTCGAGTAGATTGTGCTTCTACTGGAGTACCCCCTACTTGTAATATTGCATTCATGTTTAATGCAACGGAACCGGAACAATGTAATTTGTAAGAAGCAATATACACACCTTTGTTTAAAGATACACTTAATATGGTCGAAGGCGTCGTTGTTAGCGCAGTTATGCTTCTAGTTGAATAGCTAAAACCATTATTACCGCTCCTAGGCGCTCCTACCATCTCCCCCACATACCCAGCGGGTACTGCACTTCCGCTAAGTGATCCAGCAATAGGCGTCCATTGATCTTCATCTTGTACGACAGAGTTCATCACATAGTTTATTGCAGCAGAACCCGACTGTGTTCTAAATGATCCGATCTGACGCCACTGCGTAAAACCAGTAGGACCAGTACTAGGTGCATTAACGCTCGCTACTAAGCCTACGACGTTGGCGCTTACTGCCGCGTAGACGTAATACAAAGTGTTTGCCGCTAAGGATCCGGTATCAAGTCCGCCTAAGCCGGTGCTAGCGGTACTAAGGATCAAAGCAGAGTTAAGCTTATATCCTTGGCCCATGACCTGCAGTCTCGTAGGCTGACCGAGGTAGGTAGCAGGAAGACTAACTTGGGTAGTCGAATCCAAGTTAAGGTACGGTATGTTCTCGCCTAGAAACTGTCCCATTGCTTATCCATCCTTTTAGGAGGTTTGATCGTTTGTGTTTAAGTACCGGTTCCTAATTCTACGCCAGAACCGTAGAAGCGTTAAATTAGTAAGCCCAAGTTGGCTTAGAATCGAGCTCTACGTCTCCTGAAAAATTTAATCCAGCGCAAGTTATTGCCGATACCAAATCTGCCCTACAAGTATTAGAATTTTCGCCAACGAACGCCCTACCAATGGTATTATTACCTTGAAACATACTGATAATAGCTTGCGAAAACCCAGTTACGTTTTTGCTTAAAATTCCGTTAATATTAACATTGATTGTGCTAATTGAGGCAGATGTAAAAGTCGCCGCAAAGTTAAAGCGGAGTCTCCATGTTCCATCTTGCATCTGATAGGGAACAAACACTGCTCTGGTTACAACAAAACCGGCTTGAGCGCACGTTACAGTAGGAGCATTACCGCCGCTGTAAGTGGTACCGTGCAGATATTGCTTCAGTCCCAATTTGGTTGCCGTGGAGTCATCTAACTGCGAAGTCAGACTGGGCATCAGACCGGCACCGTTAGCTAAGCTTACCAGACCAAATCCTACAGGACTTGATGCTTTAACCTTACGAACTCTGTAGTAACATGCTCCACCTCCAGAAGCCCAAGGTTGTCCGGCTGAAGCAAAAGTTGTTCCATTCGCAATTGAGTAAGTTCCAAAACCTATGTCTAAATCAATTACGTTTGATGCAATTGGTATAATCCTGCCAATTCCATAATCAACATTATTTTGCCTAGTCCATTGCGTGATTGCACCACCATTAGTTGCCCAAAAACTTTGATCTAATGTAATCCACTTTATCCTGTCTTCAGAAACTTGAACTTCAATTAAATCATCTACTTGGATAGGATATTGGAATCTAACTCTGCGAGTCAATGCTGTTGTTATATTTTGTATTTGAGCGCCTTGAGGTCCATAACCAAACGAAGTAGTATCAGAAGCAGAAGTGCTTGTTGATGTATTAAAAGCATATTCCACCTGCGCACCCGGTCCCAGGTTGACCGTACCGGAACCAGCCCATTCAGCGATTGGAACGATGACTCTCGCATAATAAGAATCATTAAGTGCTAAATTTGAACCAGCAACCGCGCCACCTACCGTATTTCCAATTATAAATCCGTTAGTAGTACCTGATACGTTACGTGCATAAAGTGCAGTTCCTGTGGTTCCAACTGATACGTATCGCCAAGCAGTGCCCAGCATACTATCACTTGATGCCAATGCTGCAGTATTTATAGTAAAACCAGCTGGTAAAGGAATAGTAACACTACTTGCACCACTACCAGCGCCGCTTACTGAAAATTGATAGGTGATCTCCATTGAGCTACCGACACGGCGATACTGCCTAACTAAATATGTGAAGGTGGCTGTTCCGCCGTTTGTTACAGTATCAGTATAAGGAATCCACTCGCTTACTGCCGCACCCTGTACGATCGTTCCAGGACCAACTAGGAAGTTGTTTACCCATAGTGCAGTACCGCTGCCGGCCGCATAGTTAACTCTTACTTCGATGTAAGGTGCAGATGCCCCTGGTGCGTCGAACGTGGTCGTAAAGGTGCCGGTTACCGCAGGGATGCTGCTGGTCTGTAGTGTAAGCTGCGTGCTGGTTCCGTTATAAGCTGATGCAGTGTTCGAGTAAACGCTGACCGTATAGTCACCCGCACTTCCTGCGTACTTTTGATCGAGCTGCAACAACAGCTTTTTCGAGTAATCAGCTGCATCTAATGTAAATCTGTAGTAGGCGTAACCTGTTGCACTACTTAAGAACTTAATACCACTACCGACCGATGCATCAGGAAGGTTTGCTGCAACGATCTCGTTTGCTATCGTCATAGCACCCGATACAGACCAGTTAGTTATGCTGTTAGGTGAGCCAACATAGTTTTTAGTACCGATTCCGCCACCGCCGATGGTCTTTACTATTGATCCCATTTATTTCGCTCCTATAGCGTATTACGGTACGCTGCTGATTATGATGTTATCGGATGAGTCAAGTGCGATCTGGCGTAAGTTACCAGCTGCATTTCTCAAAAATATACCTTGACCACTTACAGACTTATCAAGACTAGCGCTTGTCGAACCAAGGTTATTTGAAGCAAGCAACGCCGCATTTGCATCGCTGTTGTCGAACGAGCCTTTGCCGCTCTGATCGAACACCAACGTAACTGTACTTGTTACCCCACCGTTGTTGAAGGAGTTGACTGGAAACGTTACGGTGTATCCGTTCAAGCTGAACGCGCCGAACCTGAAAGCCTGACCGCCTTCTACGTAGTATACGGTCAGAAGATCAGGATCTGGCAAGAAGCCGATCGTGAAGCTGTTAGTATTTGCAGTGCTCAAGAATTGTTTGACGTCGAGTTTCTTTCCTGAGGTGCTGATACCGCTGAAAGTCGGGTAGTAGTAAACTGCTACTCCGTCAATCGAAACGTTAGAAGTGCCACTAGTGATCCTGGCGCGAAGATCGAGATCGCGGCCTAGAATGGTGATCTGTGGAACGCTGATTGTTCCAGTACTCCAAACACCAGTGCTTGCGTTATAGAGCTGACCTGTTGTTCCAGATGCTGCGCGTGTTACTACTACTTCGTTTACGCCGGCACTAAAGCTACCGTAATCTGCTCTTAGCACAACTGCGTAGCTTGTTCCTGCGTTTAAGATCGCAGGACCCAAGTTGAAAGTGTATGCGGTAGCAGATCCAGTAAGCGTACTCATATCAAATGGACCAGAACTTGCGAGTACGTCTGCAGGATCTGTTGATGGCAAACTTCCGCTTAATCTAACGATAGATGCGTAAAGATAACCAGTAGGAGATCCTGTCTTAGCTAGCGTAAACTGAACCTGACGAACTGCAGCATTAAGCGTTGCGGATGTTAGAGATATTGGTCCAGCGATTCTTGCTGCAGTAGTTTGATTTAGCGATGTTGTTGCGCCTGTTCCGCCTGCTGTTCCTTTGCTTACCGCTGTATCTTCAGATGTCCAAGTATATTCGCCACTGAAGGTATCGGTTGCATTACCGATGCGAGACATTGTAACGGTTTTCCAGTTGGCTCCGCCGTCGCGGCTGACTTCGTAAGTTGCAGCAGCATCAACGCTACCTGCAGTCCACATCGTCTGCAACATTACTTTGTTAACGTCTAAATTCTGACCCAAGAATTCGTTCGCATCCAGCATCTGCTTGGATACATACTTGTTGCCTACGGAAGGCAAGGTGTACGAGTTCGTGATGTATGAGTAAGATCCTGTAGAAGTTCCATCAACCAGGTTCGTTAAGTTTACGCTGAAGATATTAGGAGTAACGAGGTTATAGACGCTCGCGCCGAGTGTGTTCTTGACGGTCTCGAGTATGGGGTTTCCGGTGCCGCTTCCGCCTGCTCCTCCGCCGCCCATGAACTGGTGAATGTTGGCGTCAGTTACACTTTGAATTGTTCCTGCGACGTTCTGAAGGACAACGTAACCGATAGCATAAGCGTTAGTCTGAGCAACTGGCATAGTAGCAGCAGCCGCAGATGCACCTTGCACGCCGAACGACAACGCGATCTGGCCTGTGCTTGTCAGTGCAAACAGAACCTTGATGTAGTTGCCTGAGCTTACAGTAAGGGTGTAAGAGGTCTGAAGGGTGAAACCGCTAGATGTAATGCTTCCGCCGCTGGTCGAAGGAAACGTGACGTAACCAGGAGTGAAAGTCGGCAATTGACCTTGAATCGGCTGGATAGTGCGGTTGCGGCTAGTTCCTTGTGTGGTGCCAGAGCTCGAGTCGGTGGTCGTGATCTCGATGGCGCCGATGTTTAGGTTTAAGCTGGGAGTTGCGTCCGCTTTTAAACGAAGCGGCATGGTAAGTTCGCTGTTGATGAGGTTCAAAAGGACGTCTAGACGTAGACCTGTGCTGTTGCTTAACTGATCTAGCGCTGATAATTGGCGTGACTGGCGTGAGTCCATGCGCACTGTCATCGTCGTTGTCTCCCTAACTGCTATGTGTAGGGAGCAATATACGACAAACGCGACAGATGCGCCTCGTTAGCTCCCCGAGAACGTGTCTTAGATATAATACCACAAAGCAACCTTAGCGATACACTAACTACAGCAAGCCATACATCAGGTCATAGAAAGCAAAGATCTTGCAAGTGCTTGCGCCGCTTCTATCCTGAATTCAAGCTTATCGCCGTCTACCAAGCCATCTTCGCGAGTTATGGTGATCTGATTAGAATCAGCACCTGCGCTGCCGACTTCTGAGTAGTCGTCTCCGCCTGGTTCAAGCAGCTGGCCGTTTAGGTAAACGCTTAGATAGCCTTGACCCACGACATAGTAACGGGTTGCACCGCCTGCGCGAGAGTCCACAGGAAGAGTTACTGTTCCGCCTGTTGCCAACGCACCAGACTGAATATATTTTTCGCGATAGATATTTGTGTTGACTGCTATGAACTGCGGCTGCATCGCGACCGTACTAGAAGACGTAGCGACGCCCAACATGAATATAGGGGTTCCGTACGTGGTCGGTCTTGTGCTGGTTACGCCACCTGGAGTCGTTGGGTCAAAGTAAACCGGTTTGCCTACTGTCAAGCTACTGCTGCTAACCGTTGCGATACCTGCAGTTTGAACCTGACCTGAGGTGCCGTTTGCTATAGTCGCGTATGCGACGCCAACAAACTTTGTTGCACTAGCAAGCGTATTCGATGAAACTAGAGCGATCTGACCCGTAGTCGTATCGCCCGCAACGATCGATCCTGCTGCGATGCTGGATCCACTGTTGTTAGTGAACGTAGATAATAAGTTAGGAACGCCTGACACAACAAGTTGATTACTTTGAATCTTTATCGATGTTCCGTCTACAGCAATTTTTAAGCCGGCAGATCCGGTTACGATCGCGCCGGCAGCGTCAAGCTTTGCTCCTAGTTGGTTGGCGCTTATCTGAAGCGTAGGATTGCTTGATTCTAGATTTACACCTAAGCCTGAAGCACCTGATGTTATGGCGCGTGCTGCATCTAATTTGGCGTCTAACGCATTTGCTGTAATTGCTAAGCCTGGATTGGTAGCATTTAGGTTTACGCCTAAACCAGAAGCGCCTGACGTGATTGCTCTACTTCCATCAAGTTTAGTATCGAGTGCATTTGCTGTAATGGCTAAGCCTGGATTTGTGGCATTTAAGTTTACGCCGATACCGCTGGTGCCGGTGGTTATGGCTCTGCTACCATCTAGTTTTGCGCCTAGCTGATTACTGCTTATCTGAAGTGTAGGGTTACTGGTCTCGAGGTTTACGCCGATACCACTAGCACCTTTGACGATGGCGCCCGATCCGTCTACTTTTACACCTAATATGCTAGACGTGACCTGCATCGATGTAGCGTCGGTGTTTAGAATGATGCCTGTTGCATCGCGAGCCAAAGGTCCTGCTGCAGGCAGCATTACTCTCAGTGCTGCCGAGTTAAACTCAAGACCAGAGTTCGTATCGAGGTTCGTGAAAATAGTAGCGGTACTTATGCCGATACCGTTACCTGCAGTAAGGAAGGTACTTGGGTTCGTTATCGACTGCGTAATGTTTACGCTTACCGGCGTTTTACCTGGTCTAGCTTGGTTTAGGTTTCCGCTTGTGTCGATCCATAAGCCGTCCTTTGATCCAAGCGGATTTGCAGCCTGTTCCGTGAACGCGATACCAGTAGGATCGATAACGCCGGTCACGCCGAGATCGCCGTTGATCTGAAGCGCCTTATAGCCTGCGCTTGAGCTAACCGTCATAGGAGATCCGTCTATGGTCGTTACGGTTCTGCCTTGGTTATAAGCTTGTTGCAGTGTTGTCGTGGTTCCGCCGTCGATGGTGTAGATGCCGCCTTTTGAAGCAAGCCTGAAGCATAGAATATCGCCATCAACTAAACCATAATCGCGCGTAAAGGTCACCGAAGACTGCGCGGTATTTACGGTACCGTTCTCTGTGTAATCTTCGCCTACTTTCTGTCGCTGGCCGTTCAAGAATATCTCGAGCTGACCTGCACCTTTGATGTAGTAAGCTTGCACGCTTCCGTTTCTAGAATCTAGAGGAAGCGTCACAAGATACGGTGACGCGTGGTTGCCGGATACGGTGATGTACTCTTCATATATCGTGCTTCTACTGGTGTCTGCATTATGATGACGCAGAAGAACGCCTGGTGTGCCTTGAACCGAGTAAAGAACGATAGTGTCTTGATTAGTTGGAACAGATGAGCTAGCAGTAACGTAGACGCTACCGGCTGCATCGCTATCTTCGTACGAAGACGAAGTCTGAAGGTTCGTGAAGGTCTTGTTTGCTCGACGGTTTATCTTTACCCAAGCAGACTGACCGTCGGTTATCGATATACCGCTCGTGAAGTTAGAAACATCGATGCGGTTGTAGTAATTGCTGCCAGGGATGTTGATGTAGACGTAGCCTATTGCAGTAAGGAAGTTTATCTTGCTGCCGTCATAATAAGTTCCTACTTGCTCGTTTACGATGATGTTCTTATTCTGAGTGATCTCAGTCTCGTTGCTCGTCCACGACGCAGCAGGATGTATGCGGTTGCCGTCCCACGTTTGAACGTATGAATCGCTTAATCGATAGAGAAGTACGATGCGGTTCTCTTGCAACAAATAATTTGAGTCAAATGCAACGACAGTAGGAGTAAGCGTGCCAGATCCGTTGCGATCGATATCGACTACTAGGGCAGTATTAACAGCCAACGGGTAAGGCGAAGACCAGGTTGCGGTTTGGCTAGAAGATCCAGGCTTAACGACGGTAAGATTATCGCCGGCTACTGTTATGAGCTGATTTGATCCAGACGTAGTGTTGCGGAACGTGGTCTTGCCGATCAGCTTGATGCCGCGATCTTGCACACGATCCGCCATCATCGCAGTCAAGCGAGATACGCGAGCTGTCAGACTGTCGGTTGCAGAGCTATTGTAGTCCGATGCACCTGCGAGCATGTTGTTGTTGACATCGCTCGGCACCACGTAAACTGGGTTAGTTTGAGCCAGCGAGTCCATACCGATAAAGCCGAGCAAGTTTTTCGTGTCCGGCTCGTTGATGTTGATGCTTTCACCCTGAACAACCTCAACCGATCCTAGGTCAGTCTTGAGGATGACTTTTGCGCACGTCGCGGTCGCATTGGTTACTATTGCTGTGCTAGTGCTTCCGCTGTACGGGATCTGAAACTGCGTGGAACTTCTTACGTTTATAAGATAGTTGCCGTTGACCGCGGTGTTTCCTGTTACACCAGCAATAGCGACGTTCTGACCATTAGCGAAACCATGGTTGGCGGATTCAATCTGAAAGGTACTTCCAGCAGTTCTAGCAATAGTCGTAACTACTGCCCACATCACAGTAGCAGTTACCGTGCCAGTTACTGTAGTTTGAATCGTTACTTTAGTCGAACTATATACCTCGACTACATAGGTGCCGTCGAATACTGTGCCGCCAGATATAACGATCTGATCGCCGTTATATAGACCGTGAGCACCGGTAAATGTAACCATGGCACTTTTGCCGTCTGCATTGTCTACGACAGAAGAAGTGTAATTTAAGATGGTGATTCCACCGACTCTTTGAATCGTATCGGATCGGTTTGCGAGCCAGTAAAGATTTCCGCCTGCGTTGTAAGTATTAAAATCTGTTCTGTCTGTTGTCTGTATCTCAGATCCAGAGTATACACCTTTTGTGTAAACTGCGTTCTCAAGTCCACCTAGTCCTGTATAGTTCTTCTCGAGCTGTATCGATTTTGCTTCGCTAGGATTTGTAGTTACAGATCCACCGCCACTAGCTTCAGTCCAGAAGTTAACGACGCGAGTGTACATGTAATCGGGATCGCCTTTTGCCTTTACCCAGTCGCCTAAGTTGAGATTAGAGAAACCGCCAGCTATGATGCTTAAACCTACAGCAGGACCGTTGACGTAAACGCTGCTGTTGAAGAAAGTTACAGGAGTATCAAGCGGGTTGATCTTCTTGCTTCGCAGCATCTGTATCCACATGACCTGCTCGTTGAGCAAGGTCTTCGTTCCTGCTCTTACGATGATCTCGCGCGGATCGTTCATCTTGCGATATACGATGTCCTCGGTCCAAGTAACTTGACCAACCGTACTGTTGCTGTGCTGCCATGTTCCTTTTGATTTTAAGCTGGAGCCAAGCGCATCATCGTAGACGTTAACTAAGCTAAGATCACTTGTGGTCTCGTACCAGTAAGTCGTACCTGACAACTCAGCCAGCTTCGTCATAACGGCATCCATCCAGTCTTTTAAGGTCTGGATGTTCTTGTCACCGCCGAAGAAAGGTGTAGGAAACGACGGGCTGTTTATGGTTGACGAAGGTTCACTTCTAGCATACTGTGTTGATGGTAATGCTGGAAACTGAAAACGTGCGTTTGGGTCAGGAGAAGTTCCGCCGGTTCCAAGTCGGAACATAAGATTGCGGCAGTCAGTGATGTCAGTGATCGACGTGCTATAGCCAATCTTAGCGACCGGTATCGTGCCCTGCGGAAATCCTGCTGTCGATACTCCAGCTTGAACTACAAGTACGGCTTCTGTATTGATGGTCTGGTTGAACTCACCGCCCTCTCCGCCGTTTAGATCAACGTCCCAGAAGGCGCGTGTATCTTGTGCTGTTCCAGTAGTTGTTAGAGTCAAATATATATAGTTAGTGGCACCAGGGCGAAGTTCCTGACCTAAGACTAAAGGTTGAGATAGTGCATTACCTTCTGGAAGGCCAGAGAAAAAACTACCAGCTGCTGATGTAGGATCATAAAGTACAGAATCTGCTACCTTTATAGATACACTGTTAGTGCCTATAGCGTTAGGAGCGTCAACAATCTCGAAGCCTTTGAGAATTATGGGTCTGCTGCCGACGAAACTTTTTACAAGTTCTTTAAAGTCAGAAGCAACATAAGATTGCACGGACAAGAAGTCGGCCAAGTCTACGCGCTGCTGCGAACCGACGAGTAAGCGCCCAAGAACGGCCATATCTAACTCCTAAGAATCTTAGAGTATTTTAAATCAATTGCTGCCATATCTACTTCCATACACAACTGTTAAATTATACAGCATTTACCGTCAGCTCTATAGGCCAAGAAGAATCTCATTCTCACTTGTCTCAGAGTACACGTCATATTCAGAATAATACAAAGTTGGATATCTAATTATATACTTAAGAAACAAACCCACACTTTTGACTTGAGATATCAGATCTTGTAATATCTGTCGAGCCTTAGCTGGATCAGACACGTAGAACGCGTATTCTTTTCCCAAACCACCCATAACAACGGCACCTTTTCTCCTGATGGCGGTAATAGTGGTTCCTACTGAGTGATTGTACTTAAAAACATAAGCTGGATCAAGCGCAATCATTCCACTTGAAGCCTTATAAAGATATCTAACAGGGCCTTCCTGAGAGTTTAAGCCATAGTCAAATATTATGTAACCTTCTTCGTTTGGAATATTATTTGGAGTGTTTATCTGAAGATTAAGAACGATGTTTCCTGCTCGTATCTCTTGCGAGCTTGTCCCTACATACGATGACACTATAAAAGGAGCCAGTGTGTCGTACATATAAGGACCTAATATCCCTGAGTTTGCTATAGAAGAAGTGAGATAAACAGGAGATCCCGCATCTGCCAGACCGATTCGCTCGATCCTAACGTTTCCACTACCTATAGGTGCGGTAGCATTACTACTAGATTGACATGTAAAAGTGTGATCGTCAACAACATCTATGACATCGAATATGCCGTTTAAAGAAGTTGCTGGACTAGGAACATTGTAGACCTTAACTGATCCTATAGCTGCTATTCGATGCGCAGTTGTAGTAGTTATAGTAAGTACGCCTTTAGAATCAGACTGCGCAGACGCGATCAAAAGTTCTTGAACACCTGCAGCTACAGGCAGAGATGGTGATATGCCAGATAATATATATCCGCCAGTGACCTGTGTTTTTGACGTATAAGAGAACCTGCTATGATCGATGTCAAAGTTAGTATCGATGGTCTGAGTAGTAACTTCATCCACTGTCGGTGTTATTATGCGACACTTAACTTCGTCTATGTGCTGTATGACAAACTGCCCACTACTAGGCCACTCATTGGCGCGATCGTCTACCGTTATCGACGTATCAGAGTTTCTAGTAACCATATTGGTTACGGGACCGTTTAAGTGAGCTGATCCTTTAAGTTTTCTTCTTACAACAGGCGGAGTCGACGGCATCTCTATGATGATCTCTCCTGGAGTCACTTCCCATACCACAGAACGATTGTCGCGCGTGTATACCACAGACCTTTCAGGCCGCACAAATCTTACATAATATCCAGGATTTGTCGCATGATCAAATGATCCAGGTGTAGCAAAAAGATTCTGAAAATCAAAGTATGAGTCTGCTATATTAACATTTAATATAGTAAAAGTCCCACTATTGCCAGGCATATCTATTACAACGTTGTCTCCAACCTCTATTAAGAATAGGTTTGCGCCTGTTCCGCCTGCGTAAGTTAATCTAGCCGTATCGCCTATTTTACTAATAGTCCATTGCGTATCTATTCCAGAACCAGCTCCGTCGACTATGCCAGGAAATTTAAGCGATATATCGGCTCTACCGCCTTTAATCTCAATAGATCCCTTAGATCCTATTGTATTAGTAAACAGTCTAACGTAGTCGCGTCTTGCTACTTTATCGCTAAATACAACTGCAAAACTATGCTTAGCTTGACGATTTATTGCTGTTACTATTTCTTCTGCTGTTGCATTTAAAGGATCGTTGAAGTCGAGTGATGAGAAAATTATGTTTTCTTCATTTGATCCATCGATCAGATACTGAAGATCCCAGCTATCTTTAATTATAAAAGGACCGTAAACGCTAGTCTGCGTAAAAGCAGTTGTTGATTCTTTAAAAAAGAATATATCAAGTAACTGATCAACTATGCTTTTAACTTGTTTTGGTTGATAAGCCAATATGGGAACGTATTTTCTAAGTGTTGCGTCATCCATACCGACAACTTTAGGCCTGGATATCTTGTAATTTGCAGCAAGTCTGTCTAGATATGGCCTATAGGCGCTACTTATAAAAAATTGTTTTCTAACTTCTTCTATAAGATCGGCTATGTCTTGATCAGATTCGCCTATGGCCTCAATTATAGCCTTCCAGTTAGGATTGACTCTGGTATTAAAATACGGATTAAGCTGATCGTGTAGGTTGTCTACGGCTTTGCGATTATTTGCCATCTTTCACCTCATGATAAGCTTATAAGATCTGGCGATGTTATAGCTTTTTCGTTGTCGTAAATTGAAACTCTTTCCCCGTTGTTGTCAGGCGTAGTCTTTGTAATTGTTACAGCATCTACGCCAGTAATATCTTTTACTCGTCTTACGATCTCGGACAGAACCACGTCTTGTCCAACGCCCAACGAAGATATATAACTAATAACTGTTGATTTAATATCATTTGTAATATCGTTTAAATTTACACCATCTTTTGTAGAGATCTTCAGCGCAACGCTGATTTGTTTAACTAATGGAGGAAGTGACTCGATATTAGAGCCGACCGCCCGCCGTCCTGGGTATGTCTCAGAATCTGGCTCATATCCATCAATGATGCGCTGCACAGTTCGCATTAGCCCTGTATAGTAAGAATATCCGTCAACGCCTGTAGCAGTGTCTGTTGGGAAAGCTATCTTGCCCATCGACATTATTTTGGTACCATAGTCGCTAGACATTTTATATGATCTATCGCTTGTTGTTACGTATAGTATACGTTGATCGAAATTAAAACGGCTAATAGACGCGTTCTCGACTGTTCTAACTGTTTCGTATAAAGCAGAGCTGGATTCTAAAAGATAAAAACCTGTTAAGTCTGCTGCCAAACTAACGCTAGTCTGCGATAGGCCACTAGTGTTTGTTACCTTAACGTATTGGCGACGATCTGTAGCATCACTTCCCCATTCAGTTGTTTCTCGTTTACCAGTATTTAACTTATTAAACCATGTGCTATCTGTTATAGAGTTTATAACAAGACTATCGCCTACAAGTGCAGAATCGCACTCGTATACCTGTAGATCGTCAATGTTAAGAAGTTCTGTCCCTAAGCCTACGCCGTTTTCAAAGTCTGCTACAAGACCAACGCTCGTGCTAGTTGCACCTCTATAGGTTTGACCAAGCGTTACTGATGTAGCCAGTGACGGCGTTAAAGAGTTCATTGCAATAACTTGAACAAATGCTGCGTCATCATCGTCTATGCTACGTATCCAAGATCCAACGCTAACGTTCTTAAAAGAGCCTGCAGTGCCAGAAACTGTACTCGAACCTGAGTTCCATGTTGCTGTAATATCTGTGTAGTTCATTAACTTATAGGTATCGAGCTCTTCTTTTCCGTTTGCGTTTTGAATAACTATTGAATCGTTGTCAACTGACAATATTCTAAATCGACCCCTATTATCAGCTTTAAATGTGCTGCCTGAGATCTGAACGAAGTCATCGACGCAGACGCCACAGTCAGCAAACTTAGGACTATCGCCTAGTGCTGCCTGGATTCTGAAAAGATCCTTGAAGCCAAGACTGCTTATCTTGTATCGCGTTGTTGTTGAGCTAGACAATGTGCAGTTACCGTTAGTCGTGCTCGCGCTGACGCTGGACAAGAACTTAAAAGAAGTCGATGTTGGAGTCTCAGTTACAGTTACGGTTCCGTCGACGGTTCCGGTATCGCTGATGACCACGCTGTCGCCTATGCTGAAACCATGAGGAATCGACGTCGTTGCTGTAGCTGTAGTTCCGTTAAGAACAATAGTCGTAGCACGTCTAAGTGCAGAATGCTTAAGCCTGAATCTTGTGGATATAGCTGGTGATATTGACATCCCACCGGTTTCGCTGACGAACTTGTTGCTCATCGCTCTTCCGTTGGGATTTATGACGTCCATATAGCTGCTGCTTGGATTGACGCTCAGAACCGGAAGACCAGATACAGTGAGTGCACCTGAGGTTTGCGACTGATTGCCCATGGGCCAGTTTGCGATAAGGCTAGTGTCACCACTCTTTGGCCACACGTTAACGATATCGCCAGGCTGAACGTTAGCAAGGCTTGTTCCTGAGGTAAGAGAAGAAACCATGAAAGATGCCAGATTTACGTCAGAAGACAACGCAGCAGAAAGCTTAGAAACAATAGTGTTTACAGAATCACCGCTCAGCACGCTTACCTTTGTCTTATAGGTTGCAAGATTATATGGTTTTCCAGCCATGTTGCTAGGAGTGGTTCCGGCTCCATCGACGTCGAACCATACCGCAAATGTAGGAGTGGATCCTGGCGAGTTGAAAGATGGACCTGTTATGACGAAGTAATCTGCTTGAGTTGGAACTTGATCGACGGTCAGAGACAACGACATCGGAGATGCGCTGTTGCCTTCAAAGAAGTCAAAAGCATGTATTCTAGTAGACAGTGACGTTCCATCTGCCGCATATGCTTGAGTATGAGTGCTTTGTGCTTCAACCGAAGCAAGACTTCCGCCTACACTTACTGCATTTGAACCGGTACACTGAAATTGGAACGTGTTGGTTCCAGGACTTAGAACGGTCCATGTGCCGTTCAAGGACGGAACATCGATGATGCCCGATATAACGACGATCTGTCCCGCAAGAAGGTTGTGATTTGAAGAAAGCGTGACTGTCGCTGTGCTGTAAGGTGCGCCGTAAACTCTAGTTATTGAGCTGATGTTGTAGCTCTGCACAAGTCCGCTTACAACAGCCTTAGCACCAGACGGCGTATGCGCCCAGCGCCAGATGGTACCAGTTGCTGCACTATAACTAGAAGAAACATCGGTTATGTTCCAGCGAGTATACGGGTTAAAGTTAAACGCACGAGAGCCTATAAAATATTTAACATTACCAAGTGAGTCATTTTGAACTTGAACAGTAGTATTTAAATCTGGCAAAAACTTGCGTTTAGCAGGAAGATCGTTGTATATCTTGATCGTGTCTCCCTTACTGAAGACGTTTGGATAAGCTTGTACTGCTAATTTTAAGTATTCGATATTTGAGTCGGTATTTACGTCAATACCAGCTGATCCTATTATGCTGAGCTCTGCCGAGTTAGCACGACCGCCTACGACCTCAACAGCGCCTGCTGTACCAAGTTTCTTTGACTTAATTTGTATCCTTCTAAAATCACCCGCAATATCCACGTCTGCAACTATAGGTAGCTGAGACATGGCTTTATGCGTAAGCTGATGTTTAACGTTGTCTACCGTCCTAGGAATCAATTTGAAAAACTCACCTACGTCAGTTGTTCCAGGATTAGGACAAGACGACATGTCGTAGATACTTGGTTGCAACCCTTGAAGTATCAAGCTTTTCTTTAGCACAAACTCTGGATCTGCGTTTGAAAAACTCTTAACAAAAGATTCGCCGTCGAACATCTTAACGAAGTTACTTAGACCTGACAATGGATCTGGATTGTGAGCGTACGAAACGGCAAGAAGCTCTTCCTTAGTCGCTGTATCGATAATATCAGTAGCGTTACCAACGTATGCGGCAGTCATAGTTTGGCTAGTATTTATAACATCGCATATGTCGCTTACTGCAGTCGACAACAATGGATATATAAGTATACCAGTGCTAGATGAAGTTATATTATAGCTATTATTTTGTCCAATTTGAGTTACAGCAACTGTAAAACCAGTAGCATAAGGCGAAACGCCATCAGAAGCTGTCCCTCTTGCGCCGTTGTAGTAATTTGATATCGTAACTTGAGATCCACTTGATATTGCAACAAACTCAGAATCAGCATTCATGTATGCAGCAATTTTACTAGCCACTGTATTGGCAGAGTCTGTTGAGTTTAATATAACCTGAATAGCTCTATCGCACCCATGGGGAGGAATAGCATCGCCGTTCACGTTCAGCCATACTGCGACGGTAGATGTGATGCCGTCGTATAATTTAAAATACTTACCGCCAATAGGATTTCCGGAATTTGTCGTAGCAAAAGTAAAAGACGTACCAGACCCGTTAGATGCCGCAATAACTGGACCAATGAAAGAATTAGTAAGTGTAAAAGAACTGCCTGATGAGTACGTGGTAATAAATTGAGAGTCTGCATCTATAGCAGATGCTGTCGCAGATGCGACTGCACTATTAGAACTGGAACTTGTTAGTCCAGAGATCTTTATATATCTAATCGCACCAGGAACCGAAGGCGTAGGAGTAGAACCCGTCAAATCATACCACACCACAACAAGACCAGCTTGATCGTATATGTTAAAGTATCCGCCTGTTGTTATTGAGGAGCCAGACGTGACCGTAACGGTTTGCGTCATGTTTGTTCCAGCTGCTACAATATTACTAACCTGTGCAACGTCAACAACGCCTGCTGTAGTCTGTGTGGCATTTGGATTATATACGTCAACATATTTAAGCACATCGCTGACTGCATTTATTTTAAAAGTACCGTAGTTGCCTGGAGAAATACTGCTTCCTAACGTGCTTGCTATTGATAGTATGTCGCCAATATCAACTGTGCTTAGATCAATAGTAGATTCAAAACCGTATCTGCACATGTTTGTAGACATATTGAAAACGAATCCTAAACCACTTTGACTAGGCGCAGGAGTTGATATGTCGAAATTGTTAGTTATGGATACAACATTTTGAAAAGATGTGGCAACAAAACTGTCATCGTTGTCAATTGCAACAGCTGTTTTAGCAGCAACATTAGTCGCACTATCACCTGTCACGATAGATCCTATTCTCCAATATCGACTTACAGTAACGCCAGGAATAGACACTGTTGGCTGAGACGTGCTATCGTTATTTACAGCATACCAGAAAACGACCACGCTATTTGTGCTGTTGTATAGATAAAAATAATCACCACTTGATACTTGGCCAGTGCTTGAACCTTGTGCAGTCGTAGTAATAGTTTTGATATTGCGAACCGTAAATCTAGAACCACTATTAAATCCAGTAGCTTTAGCGTCATCTGATCCAAAGTAATAAGTTGTTGTCGTGTATTCAGAATTGTTATCGTGTAATATTTTTGCTGATTGATTTTTATAAGAAGGATAATCGATGACAAATCTATGAGAATCACCGATTGGACCATATTCTTTTGCGCGCAATATCAAGGTTCCATCACTAGAAGAAACGCCGCCTGTTCTATACCAGTTGCGACTTCTAAACCATACTGCGTAATCATCAAAGTTTGTATTTATAGGAGATGAGGTCGACCATACTGTAGGGCTTCCAAAAGTAACGCCTGATTCGTTGTCTGCATCATAAGCAGAAAATTGATTATTAGTAGGGGCTATAAAAGAACCTACTCTTCCTGTACGCCAAAAGTTTACGTTGATTGTTCTATTTACAGCGTCGTTGTCTAAGATAAATATAACTGAATCATCTGAAGAAAAAGTAAGAGATTTCACCAATTGAAGAGAATCACCAGAAAGATAATCAAAAGAAGCATTAGGAGTTGCATCGCGTATCTCTAAAATATTGCTAGGTTGAATCTCTACTGGGGTTTTAAACAGCGATTTATTGGCACCAGATGTGATGTTTACAACGTCGCTGTACGCAAGACTAGAAGTGTTAAATAAAGAAGAGCTTAACGAGGCAGCATTGTCAAGTGCATTAGCAGAGATACCACCGGTAACGTCTGCATATCTAACGCGATCTTTAAGAAGAGTGTTTGTACTTATTAAGTCGCCTACGCGCTCTATATATGAGCCACGCTTGAACCATGTAAGCATATCCGCACTGGCAATTCTAGTTGCGACGTGAGATTGATTACCCAGCTCTGATCCTTGAGCTGTATCAAATATAAAGGACAACTTTCCTATAGAAACCGGCACAGCTATTGCGCCATCGTTCTCTGTGGTGCTTGTCATCTTTAACGAGCTTGTCTTAAATATAGAACCTTTAACGTTTGCAAGATCACTGCCAAAAGACGATATCATCTGCTGAAGAGTGATCGGCACAGAAGTTGAAACATAAGATGCTTTCCATATCTGCGGATACGCGTCAGATCCGAAGGTCTGAACGTCTTGCTCTAAGCTTGTTTTATGAAAGTCTAAAGCAGGATCCGCTGACGCACTTACGTTGATAACGTCAACGAAGGTGTCAACTCCAGATGTTGTGTGTTTGCCTTTTTTTACTATCTTAAATAAACCGGTATTGTTTAAGCTAAACCAGTCAGCAGAAAGTTGCTTATACGCTATGTATATATAATCGCCTACCCTAGCATTCTGAAGTGTTGCGGTAGTATCTGCGAGTATGCGCATGCATCCCGTCTGAATAGACGAATTTCCAGGACTACTGTCTGTGGTTAGAATTTTAAGACCGCTACCTACTGCAGGCATGGCGTCTGATCTAGGCTCTACAGCGATTCCGTCTGCTACGACGACCATCTCCGATGGACGTCCGTCTCCGTCTGCGCTAAGATCATATGTTCCAGTATTTGTCGATGCAGAGGTTACGTATCCTTTAGCATCTGCATTTCCAGCGGTGATAGAGTCGCCTTTGGTTGCAGGCGCGGTTAGCATGACATTTCCAGTCTGACGATTGATACTAAAATCAGACGAAGTACCTACATCGTAAGTAGGTAGTCCAGCAAACCAGTCATTTACGTATGTTCCACCGATAATCTCAATTGACGATCCCGACCCAGTCTTATTGGAAGATATTTGAATCTTACCGTTGGATGTTGCTGTTGCTGTTATGCCAGCAAATTTAGAGTTAATTGCAGTAGCCCATTGAAGTGGCGATACTGCAGATATAGGTGTTCCACCAAAATCAGCAGTACTGAACGACTGATTCTGTGGAGGTGTTCCATCTACAGATATAACTAATGTTCCATCCGTTATAAGCGATGTCCATGGTGCAGAAAGAGTTGTTAATGTTGCAACTCTTTCTTTTGACTTAAGAAGTACATTATTTTTATAAAGTGATATATATGAGTAAATATTAGTAGAAAATTTAATAGCATCGTTAGCATTAACGGAGCCACTTGAGAGTGTACCTAAAACTTGAATAAATTCAGCAGCTGAATCTGTTGGATATAGAAGCAAGCGAGTAGATTCATCTGATAGTCTACAGCGAAAGTTGTAATTATTTATGTTTGCTTGCGTGTTGATTGCTGATGCTATCTCTACTAGGGTGGCAGATGCTACGTTTGCATAATCAGTCGAGTATATTATAATTTCTTGCTCAACGCCGTCTACCGAGACAACGAGCGTAGATCCTGCCGTAAGTTCTACAGGTCCTGATACTTCATTTTTTACTTGAGATCTAGGAAGCGGATAATTCGACAACTGAAGAAACTGCTCTCCACCGCTAGCAGAAGTCAGCAAAACATCTACTGACTGACCTTGAGTAGACGGCTGAAATCCAGATCCGTCATCCACGTACACTATCGAAGGCTCGCCATAAGCGGCTGGCTCTTGAATTACGGCCGATGAAACCTGCTTCCCATCGCTGGAGTCAGACACGCCTACTACAGCTGCCAAGATTGCAGCCCTTGTTCCACGAGAGAGTGTTGCTGAATAGTTTTTAAGTCTTTCGCGAAGGTCGTCGTCTGATTCCGTGTCGCGTCCGTCAGATAGAACCGACGTATTGGAAACTATCGCAGTGGCAAAAGGAAGCGCGTCAAACATCGTGATCGAGTTAATGCCGGCATTACCCTGGACGCCTGAGTTTTCAGCGATTATCGAGATATCGCTCACGGTGTCTTCGCCTGCTGCCAGCACAGCATCGCGCAGCGTAATGTATCTGATCTCAGGAGAAAGATTGTTTGACGGTATCTTTACCGCAGTTCCAGACGGGATGAGGCGATCGATGGCTCCTTGAGCATCGATGACCGTGTCTGATGTCAAATGGTCTTTCTGCAAGGCAGACGCAAGATTTATTGTGTAAAAACTTCCGTTACTAACTACGGATGTATACGATATCGGCCCTTCGAACTGCTGGGTGCCGCGACCTATAAACAATGTTCCAGTTGACGACCAAGATGAGGCGTCGTTTACGTATATCTTAGTGGCTCCAGCTATTGGGGCTGGTTTTACTGCATAAAGGGTAGTTGCACGCTTTGTGATACTAGAATCTTGTATCTTGATAAAACCAGTTGCTTTTACTGAAGTTTTTCTAGCAAGACCGTAGTCGGCGGCTCTTGCATCAAGATCAGAGTTCTTGAGTGCGTCTATGTTTAAAGTCTCTAATACGCTAAGTATGCTAGCGTTATTCTCGAAGTCCTGAGATGCTACAGCTTCAAGCAGAGTCAACAAGACAGATCCTGGATTCAAGTCGTTAACAGGCGTATCTGCGATTATCTTGCGGGCCAGTTTTCCAAGAATCTCATTGTAACTTTGAAGACTTATAGCCATTACCTGCCTCTTACTGCGGTACGTTTACGCTGAAGGATATGGGAATAACGTTGCCTGCGCCTCCGGCAAGAACAACACCAAGTTTTATCATATAGCCAGAAGGCCCAACAGATCCTTGGCTTAGATATTCTACCGTTAAGAACTCTAATCTACTGAAACGAGGGTCGCTAGTTATCTGTCTAGATATGTTTTCAGCTATGGTGGCCCTAAGCCCATCTGGATCGACGTTGCGTATTCCGGCAAAATCAGGAATACCGTACTCGAAGTGTCTAATGAGACTACCCGTAGAAGTTGACATTAGTATCTTTAGGGCCTGCATAGCGTTGTCTGCACCGTACGAAAGCCTAAAATCGCCGGCTTCGCTGATCGCTATATCGCCATCGTTGCTTAATAAAAAGTCAACACCCGCACTCTTCTCGTCTTCTCCCTTGTTGCTCAAGAACCAGGGCGTGGGTTTGTTAAGTTCTGCTGGAGCTGGATTGTCCGATGGGATTAAAACGTAAAAATTACTGTTGATCGTATTTGGTGCAAAGACCCTAATATAAGCGTTATCTGTAGACTTATATTTATCTAAGTCTTTAGATCCACTTAGTTGAATAATTAGTTCGCCAGACACAGGAATTTCTTTTATGGCTATTATAGTTCTTTGATCTGGCATCACTTCAACGTCTGATTGAAGTATAACTATTTGATTTATATAAATTTTATCTTTATTTGGCATCGAACTAGAATCTGTAGCCGCTATGTTAACGGTATCGCTCCTAGCACTCGACGCAAGCGGTATCTTTATCCCTACTTCGTCTATGTACGGAGGCTTTAAACCGTTAGCGATGGCTATCTCTACCCATCGCTGCTCGTCGCCCATAGTTCTTAAAGCTAAAGTTTGGAGCGATTCATTATAGTTAAGTTTAACAAGTGATCCGGAAGAATAGGTCTTTATATCTATTGCAGGGTTGTTCGCGTTTGCTCTAGCGAACGCAAAGGGATCAACATATGCCGAAGAGTTTAAGATGGTCTCATTCGCCAGTATTGACTCTATTAAGTATAGTGACTGATGAAAAAGATACGAAGTGGATATTTCTGGTATCGACTTATTTAAAAGCTTAGGCAAAGAACTTCTATTGTATATGTCGTTGTACGTTGCATCGGATGCACCGATAGAGTCCGCTATAGCATCACGTCCTGCGATTATCAGTTTTCGCAAGTTTAAAAATGTGTTCTTTTTAAAGCTGTTGACTCTATCGATCTCTGCTTGAACAAGATCTTCTTCTGCGTTAGAAGCGTTGAGATCGTTCACGTACATATTATCAAAAACAGAATAATAAGATGCCACCATGCTTTTGTTGTTGGCAGCTTGTTTTACAGTCGTAGTTTGTGTCTGCATGATACTTACAAACTTATCAAACTCGTCTAGTTCGTGCGTGAACTTTTTTAAATCATAATAGTCAGATGCATTAGATACGACAGTGTCCCTTATCGAACTCCAGTTGTCTAGTATGTATTGAAAACGCAAGTTTGCTATTGCAGGAACATCTGACAACTTTAAGCTATCGCCGCTCTGAACCTTAGTCCAAAGCGACAAGTCTGATAGTGCTCCATATGCTGCGTTTATGGCGTCCATTATATTCCACGTATATTTTTAAGTGTATTTAATAAGCCCTTGCTGTTGCTTACTGCACCCTTAAAAGAAGATGCTATAGAAGCCGTGCTGCCGTCAAGACCCAAAGCAGTAAGTCTTGCTGCAGCTACATTAGTCACCGTTGGTGCTACTGCGGGTGATATATTGTAAGCTCGCAACTGAATGTTATAGTTATAGAGCATTGGTTGATTGGCTGATCTTTCAAGCGTGAATCTTTGTACGACACAGGAGTATTTGTTGTTATCTTTAAAGTTGATGAAATAAAGAGGAGTTGGGTCTTTGCTTAGATCGTTTAGATTTTCGCTGCCTATATTCGCGCTCATCTTTCCACTGGACGCATATTTCTTATGCGCTAGCAGAAATCTATACAGGTTATGAAATGCAGCATAGCCGCTTCTAGAGACGCTAACTCCTGCCTGAAATTGACCGTCTGTTGTTCCACTTATAGATTTGTATATGTCTTTTGCTTGTTGCGCCGCTTTGTTAAGTTTACCTATTAGACCTGACGCGAAACCGTATATGCTTGATGACATGAACGCAGTAGAAGCAAAACTCTCTCTTCCAGCAGATGGAATCTGTTGATTCTGGTCGTAAAAAGCAGGACTGAAGCCTGTCGTTCCCTGTATCGCGATGTCAAAATATCGCTGCTCAGAATGTTCTTCTACGGTTCCGTATAAAGTTGCGATAGTGTTGGTTGCAAAGTATGTAGATATTGTTAGATTTTGAGGGCTTATAGGTAAATAAAACGTCCTTTGTTTGCCCTCTATGTTTGCCTGAAATGCATAAGGAGCAGACTTTAGCCAGTTATTATTTTTACTATAATCAGGTTTGTATATAGCATCTACAATTTTATCATATTCTGCTTCAGAACTAACTGATGATCCGCTATTCTTGTCTGGATGCGCAAAGTCGCTCACATATTTTGCTATTGCATTCCACGGGTTTGCCATAAAAACCTCCAGCTATAATGATAACATGAAAGACTATAAGCTTCCTTTTATAGACGACAGTTTGCTCTTGATGGCCTCAATCTGGCTCCAAGTTGGAGCAGACTGAACGGGCGAGCAAGGCCCAACTGGAGAGTTTACCACAAGTGTGCCTAATCCGTCTATAAGCTTAATCAAGCTATCCAGTAGCTCAACGCCGCCAGAGCCTATGGCGATCTTTGCCCCTTTAATTTTTACTGCCTTACTAGAGTTTATAGCAAATTCTTGAGTTTTTATTGAAGTTGATTTTTCTGTCTCAATCGTAAGCGTTGAAGACTTAAGAGCTACCGACTTGTCTTCTTTTTTCAGCGTTATGGCGATATCGCCTGAGATTATCGTTAGCGTTTTTGCCTGTTTATCTATCTTGATGGACTGCGGTTTTTCGGCACCGTCGCTTACTTCGTATGCGCCCTTGGCGTCGAAGGTGAAGTATGAGCCTGCGACCTTATCATCGTACTTAGCCTCTGGAAGTTTCTTGTCTCCGCTGATGGACTTTAAGTTGGCAACCGTTGTCGGCGTGCCTTGAAACTTTATCTTATAAGCACCAGCATCTGAGATCGTAGTCTCTAAGCCGTTGAACTCAGAAGCATATGCTACGCCTGACTTGATCTTGCACTTATGCGCAGGATGACGGATCGATCCTAATATAAGACCTTCATTAGGTGTTTGGTTTATATGAACAACAGCAACCATTTCTCCTACTCGATTAGAGTAAGATCTAGGGATGGGGTCTTTGGACGTATAATCCCAAGTTCTTAAACCCATCTCCTCGTAATTGTAAACATCACCAAATTTTGCTATAGTTCTGCAGTTCAGTATATAGCGCATACCCTTGTATTGAACTTCAACGGTGTAGACCACAGAATCTATGTCGTCGTGATATTTTGCGAACCTAACTATGCCGATACGCACGTCTGCGCCTATAGGAAGCGCAGATGCGCTTGGACTGCCGTATATAGATGAGTCTCTTATTATCATTTTGTAGCCTCATCTTTATATGAGACGTTAGATCTACTTTTATCTTTAACGTCTGATGATTCGGTCGCGATACCGAACGATTTAGAGCCTATAAGATTTTCACCTTTGGCATCCGTCATTATTCCACGCACGAAACTGATTGTGGTTACAAACGATCTAGATCCGTTCTCGATGTACGAGAACCTATGAGACACAGACTGAACGTGCGCAAGTATCTTTATATCAGAGGGTTTCTTGCCAACTTCTTCTTTGACATAGTTAAGATCACCGAAGATCTCTGAATCCATAAGAATGTTGTCGCCTACGCCTATGTAGTTATTTTGCCCAATTATAGTCACGGTTCCGTTGAGCATCTTGTGACAGTCAAAGAACCATCCCCTAAGCACCGGTAACCATCGATCAAGCGCAGACATCTCTGGTCCACCTTTTGAGCTTGCTGGAAAGAATAACGTAGAATAAAACATGGGCTTTATTCCGTATCTTGCGAATGATGCGGGATCGTGAGTTGCACTTTTATTTTTAGCGGTAGCAAGTACAGCTATATCAACGTCGTATCCTGCAGGAACTTGAGGCACTATTTCTATGAAGTTTATTATGTCTTCTGCGTTGTCTCCGGTTTCTATAGAAAGAACATGCTGTTTTGATATATTGACTTTTCTTACGTTGAAGAAACTAGACTTGATTTTAGGGTCGCCTCCTGGTGTTTTTGTAGCCTGATTTGGCAACCAGAAAGGTTTAATTCTTTTATATAGTGCAAATTCTGGATACGCCTTTTCATTGGGCCATCTTAGATCTGCAACTAATTCATTAACCACATCATTGCAGTGAACATTAAGTAGTTGCCAAAGCGTATTAGTGCCAATTATGCGCTGAGGATCTATCAGGCCTACAGATTCCATCTCATCGCCAGAATACATGTTGTATTTAATCAATCTACCATCGATCAGTTTTATGGATTTTGCTAAGCTGTTCATTTTAGCATCAATCTTGTTAGACAACTCTATAGGCAATAAGAATTCCGATATAGGGGCATATCTGCTTATATTTACAGATTTTGAGATAGCAGATTTGTTAGATTGGTTTAAGAATTTATCAAAACTTCCAACTTCAGGTGAGGGTTTTTGCTGACCTGTGTTTGTTTGAGGAAGAATTCTTTGCGCAACTTCTTTTTGATTTTTGCTATTAGAGATCGACGATATTCCCCAGTAAGAAATTATTTTCATTACTAGATTTGAGCTACTAAACTTGCCGGCCCATGCTTGTTCTTTTAAAGATAGAAAAAGTTTAGCAAAACCCAGTCGAAGCGCTGCCTCAAGTGGAGAATCATTTCTATCAGTTATAGCGGAATCTACATAGACGTAAGATTCTAATGCTGCGCCCCAATCGCGCCCTACTATTGAGTATGTCGTTATTCTCGCACCTGTACTCTGATCCACCGACACGCTCATTCTAACCGAATCAATCATTCCTATAAGCTTTAATGTCTCTATAGACGAAGCCTCTAAGTCGGACTGCGTTAATACCTTAGGAGACATGTGAATCTCTATCCAACTTCCGATTGAGATCTCAGAGATCCAGTTCTTTGTTGGCGCTAAAGTAATCTCAAATTTGCCCGAAGGAGAGGACTTATTCTTAGCGGTCCCTATTGACATTATAGACTTAGTGATGTAGATCTTTTCGGTTTGCTGAGATGATATGTCTACAGAACCACCGCGTTCTTTGTAGTTGTATATCACTATTCCAGCTGTAGGGTTACGTACCATTTACTATAAGCCTTGTTTTGCTCTAAACTTTTGATCCGACATTCCAGATCCTATTGGGGCTACTGCATTAACCAAAATGCCAACAGCGTCCTTAAAATCCCTAACTCCATCATTGAAACCTTTAGTATCTAATTTCATCGACGCAGCTGCTTTTGTGGACTCTATTGCTGATTGTACTGCGCTGGTCATTTCTGCAGTCTTAGTCATGTGTTCGCTTATAGCGGCGGCTAAATTATCCATGCCGCCAGCCAGTCTACCTGCATCTAATATCTGACCTACTTGCCCAGCTGCTCCAGCTATCATTGCATCTTGAGCCGATTTTGCACCGCCGGTCAATGGTTGAAATTCTTTAAACTTATCTTTTGAAAAACTTTCTGTACCAAACGCGCCGCCTACTATCGCAGCTGTTCCCGTCATGCCTGCCTGAGTTTCAGAAATTGCTAATTGTTCTGGTGTAGTTAATTTACTGATGTCGCCTTTAGCTTCTATAAGCTTTTTAACTGCAGAACTGATCTCGGGACTATAGGCATATCGTCCTGCGATCTGATTGACTAATTTTTCGCTCATTATCTTTTCGACGTCTTCGTAATTTCTTAATTCGCCACGTTTGTTGACGAAAGCTTCTGGCACTTCCATGGCCGCAATTTCAGACGGACTTAAAACTTGACCCGGCATCTTGCCTGATCGTCTTAATTGCTGCAGCTGAGCGCCTAAAACGGAAACACTGGTACCCGCAATCTTTCCCAATCCCTGAGGGGATACACCAGGAAGAATTCCTGTTAAACCTGCCATAGTGGACATCGTGCTAAAGTCGACGCCTGTCGAAGTGGTCATTCTTTCTGCTACAGAAAGTCCGCTCAACACTTGAGCTTGTTTTAATGCTTCGTCTTTAGCGCTGCCTCTGAGCATCTCCATGCCGAACATCATCTGAGCACCGACTATCGGAGCAACGCCTACGCCTTTAGATGCGGCGTCCCTAGACAGCGCCTGAATACCCTCAAACATACCGCTGAGAGATTTTGCGTCATCGACACCTCGCGCGACAGCATTAGCCAGTACGTCTTCGACGTCTTTCTGCGAACCGCCTGTCTGAGCCATCTGACCTATTCGGCCCATGTACTCTTGAGCGCTCATCACGCCCAATGCTTGAAGCTGTCCGGCTCTAGACACCATGCCCAGCCGAGTGTCAGCACTAGCTCTAGTAAAGCTTGCACCTATAGACCTGGCGCCGAAGCCGAACAGCGCAGCGCCTTCTTCAGGGCCAAGGCCTTGAGCCGCCAAAGTCTCTAGTGCTTTTTGCGAAGTTGCGCCTGCGTACATTCCAGAAAACGCAGAACCAGCGCCCATCATCGACTGATACGCGCCCATTCTGTAGTCGAAGAATCTCTGACGTGCAGCATCAGGAATTGCGTTTACCGTGTCCATGAGATGCTGATACTGGTTTGCAGACATCTGCTGCTGCTGACCATACGTAACGCCTTTTCCTATCGATACGGCTTTGTTTGTCGCGTATACTGCTCCGCCTATGGCACCGATTATTCCGGCAGGTACGGCAGTTACTCCACCAAAAGGTGCGGCTAATGCTGCGGCAGTCGTTCCACCCGCTATTGCTCCAGCTATTCCAACGCCTATTTCTCCAGCAGATATCGCAGTCTCTCTTTGGCCGTACGCTCTGCCGTATGCGGCTGCTGCATCTTGCTGTCGTTGAGTAACTCGACGAAGTGCAGCCATGTCGCCTTGGGTCGCGGCTAACTGATCTGTGTATCGCTGATTAGCGAACTGAGCTGCACCTATGCGCACGTTCATCTGCTGAACGTCAGACGTTACAAATCCATATCTAGCAGCGTCTAGTAGTGGACCGCCGATCTGAGAAACCATGGTCATGGCGCGACCGAACCTTCCGCCTCCGCCTCCGCCTTGTCTTTTTATCTCATCGACTACTTTTTGTTGTTCTTCTATAGAATTTCTAGCGTTATTAAATGATTTGCGGAGATCTTCGGAAGCTTGAGCGGTTTCTTTAAATTCTTTGTTTATTTTTATAAATGCATCTTCAAGTTCAGTTAATTTAGATGTTGCACTGCTTAGAGAGCCAGCTGATCCAGAGGCGACGCGTTTACTTAGTTCTTCTCTTTCTCGTCTTTCTAATATAGTCGATTGGATTAGTTCGCCACTTTCTTTCATCTTTTCCTTGGTCAAACCAGCGCGTTCTTGCAATCTTAATGCGCCATATAGTGCAGCTTCTTGTTGCGAGTGGTAGGCAAAATCCTTAGCTCGTATATTAAAATCTTTTTGTCCGCCTTCCTGAAATATATCCTCTGCCTTTTTTTCTAATGAAATAGTAGAGCGATAACGAGCAGATTTACTGTGTTCGTATTTTTTTCTTAGTTGATCTTCTGTATAAGAGGCAGCGTATTTTTCAGCCATCTCCATTATGTTTGGATCTGAGAGCGCACTCCTCATGCTCCTCTCTGATCCGGCAACGCTAATAACTTTATTAGAAAATATACGAGCTGCATTAACTTGCGCTCGTTCTTTTAAGTTAGAATACTCAGATTGATAGCGTTTTTCTCGAGCATCTAGTCTGACGCCATATTTATCTACCGCAGTCGTATAAGCTTTGGCAAGTTGATTTGGTGATGAAGAAAGTTCTGTAACAAACTCAGAAGCGAGACTCGGTCTTACTCCCGCTTCTACAAACATCTGCTCAGTAGGAACCAGCTGGCCGATAGCCGCCAATGCATATCTTATCGCATTTTCTTTTCTAATGCGATGAATGTCTTCTATACGCTGCTGAAGACGACGCATCTCTACGGTCTCGATAGCAGCACGACGCTCCATTAAGGCTACATCGTTTAATAAAGATGATTTAATGTCGTTCCTAGACCCGATCTTGTCTAGTTTGTTTGGTTCGCGATTGAGGATCGAGCCATGTGGACGATTCTTGTCGTTGTCGTTTGCCATCGTTAAAACTCTTCGTTGATGTCCTCGCCGAAGTCATCGCCGAACTCTTCTTTGGCTTGCTGAAGTTCTTTCTCCATCCAGGCTTTGTCTTCTTCTGAAGGAAGCCACGTGTTGCCGTTGGAGTCTGTTTTTCCTTCGCTTTCGGCCTTCTCTTCTGCCTCTGCCCAAGCCAGAGCGTCGTCGATCTTCTCTTGCTCTATATTATCAGCTTTTTGCTCTGCGGCCTCTTGTGCGGCCTTTTCTCGCTCGATACGGTCGCGATATTCGTAATATAGTTCTTCTAATGTGTATTCTTGTAGTAAAGGATCTTTTAGCGGTCTTGAGTAAGTCTTAGACCACCAAGACATCAAGAAGCGCATCTGAGACACTTCAGTGTTTAGTGGTTCTCTTGCTCTGTATTCTACGATATCATCGATGTGCGAGAATGCCGACTCCTGGTCGGCATCTATTTTCCCAACTCTTCTCGAGCCTTAGCTGCTTTGTCGGCTAGCTCTTTTCTCCACTCCATGCACTCGGTCTCTACCTTTTCGAACAAGGCCACAAGCACGTCTTCGTCCTCGATGTTCATGCCTTTGCCCTGGATCCACCAGTTAGGACCGTCTACGATTCTTACTCTAAGGGTACTTAGAGCAATAGCAAGCCCCATCAGTCCGTTGCTTGGATTTAGCATATCGGACATCAAGCGGCTTTTCTCAAGCTCAAGTTGATATTTTTCAGAGACGTTTAGTTTACATTTTATAGTAAAAGTGCCTTCGTATGTAAGGCTGCTCTCTTCGCTGACGTGGTTAAAAGAAAACGTGCGTTCTTTCTTTGGGAGGTCCATGTACTGCTCCTGGATAAGGGTTTCCCGTTATCTTATACCAGATTAAGGATTTGGATCTAGAGGCTTATAGCTTGCTTCAGCTTGCCAACCTACAGCTCGCCATGAAAGACTATACGTCGATATTCTTTCAGAATTGACATCAGCTTGAAGTGAAGTCATCATCGCGGTGGTGGTTTTAAACAAGACAGAGTCGGTAGAGGAATCTTTTACTTCTATAGTTATATATTTATTAGCTAAAAAGGAGCTAAGATCCGTCATTATGCCTGAATACACAGGAGAGTTTCCAGGTATCTGGAATAGGCCAAGCGTGCCGCTGACCGATACTCGCTGAGGTGCGATCTCCCACGGTGCGATGTCGTCTATCGTATATATCGGCACAGTTTCGTTTTGAACGTTCCACGTTACCTGAAAAGCAAAACCTATTATTGTATCGTTTACCTTGACTACGGTTCTAGCCCCGGTCATGTACTTTGCACTTGGACGATTAAATGCTATCGCGCTGGCAGCCTCATTAGTTAGTTCTTTAACCAATTGACGCGTTGCGATAGTCGCAGCATTTCCAGAATCACGGTCAAATCCTCTTCTGCCTACTTTTTGACCAGCCATAAATTAGCCCGCTCCTGAAGAATCAGCTATAAAACTATCTTCGTCTAAGTATAATGCTGCAAATTGAAAACTTTGAACCATAGTTCCGCGTTTAGTGATCGATGATCCCATGCTCATGATCCTAGCGCTTCTTACCCTAGCAATACCAGTGAGGCTTCCGTCTGGCAATTTTTGATACACTTCTATATCAAAAGTTATTGCGTCGCTTAATCTAGAAGGATCTAATGCTTCGTTGGCGCGACCATCTGATGCGGATATGTTTTTAATGGACGCATTTCTTCCAGCAAAAGGAGACCAACCTCCAAGACCGTTTCCTAAATTGCTTACGCCGCTGGGTACTGCATAGCCTAATTTTTCCATCTTTTGCTTTAAGCCGTCGACATATCTTACTACGTCAAACGATCCGCTGACGTCGTAGCTCAACGGCTCTAGCGAGTTCGACTCGTAGCTTCCTAGATTCTTAGGTCTTGCGTGAGGAATTGA